TCTTATGTCTACCTGCATGGCAATAAGATTGCTGAAGTCGGTGAAGGTTTCATCGTTCTTTATGATGGTGATCATCAGACTGCTACCACTAAGTCCCGTCTGAATGCTGTACTTTCTGAGAACGGATTGCCTGGTGAGGGTGTATTTCAGAAGAATTATGAGTGGTTCGTTCGTCTCTCTGATGGCACTACGATTCCTTTCTTCTCGGGTATGCGTCTGAACTGAACATCTCCCTCTCTGTTACACTAACTCACTGACACTTCGCTACTCTCTCATGACCAACATCAACGTCGCTACCGCTACTCGTTTGGACCTTGTGATTGCTGACACTCAGGGGCATATTAAGTACACTGTGCTGAAGCCCTCGAAGCGTGGTGTGAAGGCATTGAGTGGCAAACGTGCATGGGCCAATGCTGCTCCCAAAGGGTCATTCATGCATGGGTCAGTGGAAGGAACTCCTGGTGTGGTTAGTAACAACAAGTGCAACAAAGTGATGTGAGTCCTTATAGCAGGGGTTGACAAATGTTGACCCCTTATGTTATACTCTAAGAGCAGTAAATTCGGGTTAATTGTTATAGCGTCCCTGACGCGATGCTGTTTTAAAAACAGCTAACTACCCTAACCTACAACGGACCAAAAGGGAGATCGAAATATCTCCCTCTTTTAAAAATTTTTTCCAGGTATAAGATGGTCAAAAAGATCGATATAGAATACATGGATCAGTTTGGTTATTGGAAGCATTATCAGACTAAACATCATGAACAAGACGCACGTAGAACTGCTCAGAATAGAGCAAAGTCTACTGGTAAGAGGCATCGTCTTATGTGTGAAAATCAGCTATTAGATTTACTGGAACCATAAAAATTTTTTCCCGTATAGATAAGACGTAGTATCCATTTGTATAATATGACACTGAACAATCAGTACATGCAATTGAACAATCAACTACTCTTTCATGTATACGAAAAGGATAACCGTGTAGTAGCTCATACACTTACTGCAGATCAATTAGAAGAAGCACTGATTGATAAAAAGGTAGATCCTGCAATACATGATATTGTAGTATTACCTCCGAATAAAAATGAGGGTGAAGATGCTAGTTACTAATTCTGGTTTTTATACATAAAGTTAATATCTCGATGGTTGTATGAAAGTAGAATTAGAGGCATATTTTATCGATCTTATTATTGAAACAATTCAGTATAGAATTGATAATGATGAAAAACTAGAATACCATCCTAATGTTAGATCTGATCTTGAAGACTTATTATCGCTATTAGAAGATGAATACGTATAATGTATATCTTGGTAAAGATCTTATCATGGAGAATGTAGATGAGTATGACTTAGAGCATAAACTTCTATTTGTCAAAGAATACTTTGATTGGTATCGTGATGAAGAGTTAGCGGCTCGTAAATTAAAGGTTATACGAGTCGCTAAATAAATTGTGACCATTGCAATAATTGATTTGCTGTGGTAAAATTACTATCGTAAACTGACAACGTTATGGCTAAAGGATTTACTGTAAAAGCAAACGCTCCTACTGTTAAGAAGGTCGATGATGATTTCGATCTCGCAGCAGCAAAGGAGATGATCAAAGGTAAAAGTATTGTATTCTGTCTCCCCGGCCGTGGAGTATCTTTTATCTTTCTGAAAGCATTTGTTCAACTCTGCTTTGATCTAGTACAAGCAGGTGCATCAATTCAAATTTCTCAAGATTATAGTTCCATGGTTAACTTTGCACGATGCAAGGTTCTTGGTGCTAACGTACTTCGTGGTCCCGACCAAGTACCCTGGGATGGTAAACTGAAGTATGATTATCAACTGTGGATCGACTCCGATATCGTTTTCGATACTGAGAAGTTCTACCGTCTTGTCCATATGGATCAGGACATCGCTGCTGGTTGGTACTGCACGGAAGACGGAAAGACTACCTCGGTTGCTCACTGGCTGGAAGAGGATGACTTCGCTAAGAATGGCGGTGTTATGAACCATGAGACCGTTGAGTCTTGTTCACGTCGTCGTAAACCCTTCACGGTTGACTACACTGGTTTCGGTTGGGTTCTTATTAAGCACGGTGTCTTTGAGCATCCTGAGATGAAGTACCCCTGGTTCGCTCCTAAGATGCAAGTCTTTGAGTCTGGAGATGTTCAAGATATGTGTGGGGAAGACGTATCCTTCTGTCTCGATGCTAAAGAAGCTGGTTTTGAGATCTGGTGTGATCCAAAAATCCGCGTCGGACACGAAAAGACTCGTATTATCTGATTTAAAATGGCGCGTTTAAAACCGCGCCTCGAAAAAAACCGCGAAAATAACCTCAAAGGAGACTAAATAATGGCTGTACGTAAGATGTCGAAGGGCGGAAACGTTAAAATCGAGTCCAAACCCAAGAAGACCCGTCAAGGAAGCAGCAAAAATACTAAATATGCTGCTACTTCACGTAACAAAAGTCGTAAACGCTATCGGGGACAAGGTTAAAATGTCTGATTCCAATCCATCACTTGCACCAAATGCTGCTCCTGAGCCTGCTGAAGGCGCAAAAGTCTTTGGTTATGACGTTTCTCAACAAGCCAGAAGCAAGGCCCAAGAGCAAAAACCAAATCCTGCGTCACCACTTGCAGCTGGTTGATGTAAAAAAACAATAATTTAAGGTCTCCTCTGAGCAATTATGTGTTCAGAGGAGATTTTTTTGTGTTAAAATGGTCAATAAATACTTACAAGAGATAGAAACCTCTTTAAAAGTTCTGCTTGCAGGACATTTAGGAGGGATTTATGTCAAATCATCCAGTTCCAGACTCTAATAGAGAGTACATGATGGATACATGGGGTACAAAATACCTCATTACAGACCCAAAATCTGATAATTTGCTTCGTGAGGTGTCGCATGATCACCTAAACGACATTAAAAGGCAAAATAAATTACATGAAGAGATTCGTAATGATGAAGATTATGATGATTGGGAGTATGGCACTGAGCCTACTTACGGTCAAAATTGGAAAAAGTGATATAGATAGAAGTATTAATACATTTTCCCCAATAAAATGCCTCTAATCGATAGAGATAAATCTACATCTAGGGCTTTTAAAGATATTAGTTTAGCTTTTCAGAAGCATCCTGTTACTAATGACATCGGTGCCTTTGGAAGTGTTGATTCAATTAAAAGATCTGTACAAAATTTAGTGAGAACTAGATCAGGAGAGAGGTTTTTCAACCCCCTTATCGGAGGGGAAGTTGATGACTCTCTCTTTGAACTAGCTGATTCATATACTGCAAATACTCTTCAAGAGGAAATCTACATTCTTCTGGAGAATTTTGAACCAAGAATTAGAAATGTTGATGTTGTGGTTGTATTTCCTATCGATACTAATGAATTGAACGTAACAATTCGATATGACGTTGTTGGTTTGCAACTTCCAAGACAAGAAATAGACTTCATCCTACAATCGACTAGAGAGTAATGGCTTTCAATCAATTTACAAACTTAGATTTTGATAGCCTTAAAGCTCAAATCAGAGATTACTTGCGTGTTAATAGTAATTTTACTGATTTTGACTTTGAGGGATCAAACTTTTCGATCTTAATCGATCTGTTAGCCTATAACTCTTACATTACGGCCTACAATACGAACATGGCCGTTAATGAATGTTTCCTTGACAGTGCAACTCTGAGAGAAAACGTAGTTTCGCTTGCAAGAAACATTGGATACGTCCCAAGATCCACAAAATCTGCTAGGGCGGTCATTAATATGACTATTGACCTCTCTAATAATGATACTAGAATCGTAACTTTGAAAGCAGGTCAAGTTTGTTTGGGTAATCAACAGGGTGGACAATACATTTTCTCCATTCCTGACGATTTTATCACTACAGTTGATAATAATAACCTTGCAAACTTCAATAATTTAGAAATTTATGAGGGAATCTACTTAACGAAGACATTTACAGTAGATTATGCTCAAACAAACCAGAGATTTATTCTTCCAAACCCAAATATTGATACTTCTTCTATTAGAGTTGTCGTCGAATCGACTACAAGAGAAGTGTATGAGAGATATACTAATATTTTGAATGTTGATGCTACATCTAAACTCTTCCTTGTTCAGGAAATTGAAGATGAACAGTATGAGATCTTCTTTGGTGACGGTGTTCTTGGTCGGAGGCCACCTGCAGGAGCTAAGATTACCGTCAGTTATATTGTAACTAATGGTTCCACTGGAAATGGAGCAAGTAATTTCTCCTTTGTCGGTATTTTGAAAGATGACACCGATGCTACGATTACTTCAGGTATTGGTGTTCCCATTACTGTTCAGTCTGCAGAGAATGGAGATGACATAGAAGATATCAACTCCATCAAGTATCTGGCACCTCGTATTTACTCCTCACAGTACCGTGCCGTGACCGCCAATGACTACAAAGGCATCATTCCGTATGTTTACCCCAACGTCGAGTCTGTGACCGCCTACGGGGGTGAGGAGTTGGATCCGCCCGAGTATGGTAAAGTCTTCATTTCGATCAAACCAAGAAATGCGTCTTACCTATCACAGGTTACAAAAGATGATATTTCTAGAAAATTAAAACAATACTCTATTGCTGGAATCAAACCAGAGATTATTGACCTGAAATTTATCTACGTTGAAGTTGATACTACGGTTTACTATAATACAAACTCTGTTTTTGATCCAGCTGATTTGAGAACAAGAGTATTCTCTACATTGACCGCATATTCGCAATCATCTGATTTGAATAGTTTTGGCGGAAGATTTAAGTATAGTAGAGTTGTTGGACTCATTGATGATAGTGACAAGGGTATTACATCTAATATCACTAGGATTAAAATTCGTAGAGATTTGAATCCAGAGTTTAATCAGTTTGCTACTTATGAACTTTGTTACGGAAATGCTTTCTATCAGCAGTGTGATGGATATAGTATTAAGTCTTCTGGATTTACGGTAAGTGGTGTTCAGGGGACTGTATATCTTGGTGATATTCCAATTGATGATAAAATTGGTAGATTAGTTTTATTCAAGCTTGAGAATAATCTTCCACTTGTCGTAAAGAATAATGCTGGTACAGTTGATTATCTCACTGGGGAGATTAATTTAGATGTTGTAAATATAACAGGAAGTTCCTTGCAAAGTGGATTGATTCAAATAGAAGCGATTCCACAATCTAATGATATTATCGCACTGAAAGACCTTTTCCTACAGTTAGATGTTGGAAATAGTAAGGTTGTCACAATTGCTGACGTTGTATCATCTGGTGAAAACCTATCTGCTACACAATACGTTACTACCTCAAGCTACGCAAGCGAATCTAAGTACATAAGATAAACAAAAATGACGAATATAAAGAAGGTAAAGGTCTCCCACGTAATTGAGTCTCAAATTCCTGAGTTCCTCAATGAAGAATCTCCACTCTTTAATCAGTTTTTACAACAATACTACCACTCCCAGGAGCATCAAGGTGGTGTAGTTGATATTGCTGAGAATTTGTCATCATATAGACAGATCAACGCATTCAATAGCGAAACTCTACTTCCATATAATGCTATTGTTACTGATATTTTTGCTTCTGATGATACCATAACTGTACTCTCTACTGCTGGATGGCCAGCATCTTATGGTCTCATCAAGATTGATGATGAAATTATCACATATACATCAAAAACTAATACTCAGTTTCTTGGGTGTATTAGAGGATTTAGTGGTATTGATCAAATCTCTAGGGAAGATAATGCTGAGTTTCTGAGCTTTAAAGAATCAGAAGCTTCTTTCCATAAAGTTGGATCAACTGCTTTAAATCTAAGTAACTTATTCTTACAAACCTTCTTTACTAAGTTTAAATCTGAATTCTTACCTGGATTTGAAAATAGATCATTTATTACTGGAGTAAATCCATCAAATATCCTATCGAGAGCAAAGGACTTTTATGCATCGAAGGGAACAGATGCTTCATATAAAATTCTATTCAAGGTTCTCTATGGTGAAGATATTGAGATTATCAAACCAATTGATTATACACTAAGACCCTCTTCAAATACGTATTTTCAAACCAAGAATATTCTTGTTGAAAACCTATTTGAAGGTGATCCTCTCCAAACAGTTGGAAACTCATTAAATCAGAATATTACTGGTGTTGGTACGGTAAGTGCTTCGATCTACAACGTAGAATATAGACCAGTTGGTGATAAAGATTTCTATGAGATTTCCCTAGACTCAACTTCTTTTAATGGATCCTTCCAGGTTCCAGGTAAAACTAAAACTTTAGAAGTTATTCCACAGAGTTCAACAAGTATTCTGGTTGACTCTACTATTGGATTTGATAAAAGCGGATCTTTGCTGATTAAACCATCAGAAACTTCCAACTTTATTGAAGTCGGATATACAGATAAAACGATAAATCAATTTCTTGGTGTAAGTGGTATTACAACTACTCTAGTTTATGGTGCTGATATCTTTGAGGATAAACTTGCGTATAGTTATGCTGGATATGGTCAAACCTCGTTGGTTCAACTTAGATTAGTTAATATCATCACTGATATTGATTCGCAACAAACAGCAAATATGCAAGTTGGAGACAGTTTAAAACTGTTCTCTTTTGGATTTGATCTATCTCAGGATGCAAAGTTCAACAGCTGGGTTTACAACGTCCCAACTACACACAATATCTTCAGAATAAGTCAACAGAACGTAACTACGTATAGAATTGAACTCTTTGACTTCGTTACTTTTTATATTGGTGAAGAACTTGACATTTTGGACAGATTTGGCAATAAAGTTTCTGCAGTTGTAAAACTTATCGAATATGCTGCAAGTAATCTTGAGAAAAAACTATCAAACCAAATCGTAGTTCAGGCTTCTACTACTCCACCCGCTAACCCAGTATCGATTTCAAAGAAGATTGTAAAAGCCTCTCATAATTCAAACTATTTTCCAGGAATGGAGCAATATCCCATAGGTGTTCAGAACACTTATCTGGATAAAGACGAGAAGTACATATACGTTGCTGCTTCTGGATTGCCAAACTATCCAGTATTTGCAACAGATAACAAAATCTATGTAAAGAGTTCTACAGTTGAAGTTAGAAACTCAGATAATGTACCAATTTTGGGTGGAGGATACACCTATACAATTAGATCTCTTGATTTTGCATCTAATACTCCATTTAATCACAATTTGGTTACTGGAGATAAGATTTATTGGGATAATAGCACAAATAGTGGAATACAAACTGGTATCTATTTTGTAACTAGTGTCAATGAGACCGAATTCTTACTATCGTACAGTAGCTCTGATGTATTCTCCAAAAAATACATTGCTTTAAGGACAAATACTTCTGGTCAGTACATTTATAAGTCTGGTCTCCAGAATAAAACGTTAAAGCACCAGAAAATACTTAGAAAGTTCCCATATGTAAAAGAAAAAGAGTTCTTTGAAGATCCAAACAAAAAACAAATTGATAATAGACCTATTGGATTGTTGGCAAATGGTGTAGAAGTATATCCACCAACTCTTTTTGATGAACAGATCTTCTTTGGAAATATTACCGATATTAAGGTAACCAACCCTGGCACTGGATATGATGTAATTTCTGGACCTCCACTGATAATCAATGATCAGTCTGGATCGGGTGCTATTGCCCATGGAAATGTTACTGGATCGTTTAAGGAGATTAAACTGATCACTCCTGGAATTGGATATCAGGAAAAACCAAAGATCACTGTGCAGGGAGGAAATGGAATTGGAGCTGTTCTTGAGTCCAACTTTGTTAGAGGTAGAATTATTGCCAATTTCAAAGCAGATGGATCATCAGTAAATACAGGATCCGATACTATTGATTTTCCAAATAGACATAATTTCCAACTTGGAGAGGGTATTGTATATAATTCACAAGGAAATCCAAATATTGGCAATCTTGTAAGTGGATCAACTTATTTTGTAGGTCCCGTTGATGAGTTTACTATCAAGTTATACCAAAGCCCAAATAATGCGTATTCTGGAATTAATACTGTAAATATAGGATCAGTTAGTTATGGATTCCATAAGTTTGAGACAGTTGAAGCTAAGAATACAATCACAAAAATTTATGTAAAAGAACCTGGATCTGGTTATTCTAATAGAAAAGTTGTTGTCTCATCTAGACCAACTAGAGGAGATATTCAATCTGGTATTAGTACTTCTGATAGTTATATTTTTGCTAAAAATCACGGATTTAAAAATGGTGAAGTAGTAAGGTATTATACTAGTGGAACGCCTATTAGCGGACTAACTACAACCAATGATTATGCGATTAAAACGTTAGATATTAACAGATTCAGACTATATGATGTTGGGGTTTCCAGTCAAAGAGATTTTACCGATTTTGATAAGAACAGGGAAGTAGTATTAAAGAGTGTTGGAACTGGTAAGCACACAATACAATATCCCCCAATCGTAGTAAAGGTTGAGTCCATTTCCGCTCTTGGATCGACTACTATTGTATCTCCAACTTTAGAACCAGTTGTTCTTGGATCTATTGATAGTGTTTATTTGGAAGATGGCGGAATTGGTTACGGATGTACAAATATTCTGGATTTCCACAGAAGACCAGATGTTGGCGTTTCCACAGTAACTTTCAATGCATTGTTAAAGCCAATTATTATTGGAGGCACTATTGTTGATGTTCAAATTCTTGCTTCTGGTCAGGGATATCGACAAGACTCGGATATTGTTGTAGTCTCTAGATCTGGTGATTTTGCCGATATTAAACCAGTTATTTCTAACAATAAAATTGTTGGTGTTAACATTCTTGATGGTGGAATTGGATATGGGGATGATACTACTCTCATTTTAAGAAATAGAGGTAGAGACGCAAAGTTCATTGCTAACATAAAAGAGTGGAAAATTAATCAGGTAGTAAAAAATCAAAGATTGATTAGCAATGAAGATGCTGCTCTACTAAGACCAAATACAAATCCAGATCTGGATCTTCAAGTGGTTTCAATGTATCCACCAAGTAGATTACGTTATCAACTTGGTGACAACATTGACTCTGGTAATTTGGAGTTATCTAACAACGCTACGCACTCTCCAGTTTTGGGTTGGGCATATGATGGCAATCCAATATACGGTCCATATGGATTCGCAGGAGAGACTGGAGGACCTGTTATTAGACTTAAGAGTGGGTATGTCATCGACACTACTTTACAGGTGGGTCTGAGACCTCCTGGGTACGCTCTAGGCTACTTTACCAATGACTTCGTATTCAATAATTCTGGTGATCTGGATGAATATGGTGGAAGATATTGTGTTACTCCACAATTCCCCAATGGAACCTATGCTTACTTTTATAGTATTGATGTTGACTCTAGCGGGGTTGGTCAACCCAAATTCCCATATTTACTTGGATCTAGTTTCAAAGATACGCCAGTAGATGAAAACTTTATTACTGGATTCAGTCAAGATGTTGATATTACATCCAGAGATGTTGTTAGAAATATTGGACCATATTACTTAAGTGCGGGTAATTCTGACTATGAACTTATTGATAAAGTTAAAGACTCATTTAAACAAGAATTTGCAGTAACTCAGGTAAAGAGTGCTGGAATAACTTCTGTAAGTATTTTTAGTTCTGGATCTAATTATAAGGTTGGTGATTCTTTAATCCTTGATAATACTGGAACTGATGGTACTGGTGCAAACATTGTTGTAGAGGAAATACTAGGAAAGCGTGTAGGAACTTTAGCCGTAGGTGTTAACACTTTTGTCAATACTGATCTGCAATTAATTAATAATAGAGTCATTGGTGTTACAACAGTTCCTCATGAATTAGTTGATCAGGAAACTGTGTTTATTTCTGGAGTATCTACTTCCCAGTTTAGAGATTTTGAAGGCCCACAGAAAGTTTCAATTATCAATAGAACTGTAGGACTAACAACATTCATTCCTGATGTTGGTGCTACTGGAATAACGACTTATATTCAAGTTACTGATGTTAGGGGATTTGCGCCAGGTGATCTAATTGGTATTGGAACAGAGACGATGACAGTTCTCAATGTTGACTCCAAATTTAACAGATTGAGAGTTAATCGAGAATACTATGTTGGCATTGCAATAACCCATACATCTGGAGATGGAAAAGTATTCCTGAGACCAACCAAGTTTGAATTTGGACTTGGTAATTCGGATATTAGTTATCAGACATTCACAAATGATGTAGTATACTTCGATCCAAATAATACAGTAGGTGTAGGTAGTACTGGTTCTGTATATACAATATCCGCTGGAATAGGTGGTACTTTATATGCAAATGTGGAGCAAAGATTTGTAAGACAACAAGCAATTTATCTGCCAGATCACAAATTCTACACTGGTCAAAGACTCATCTATAATACTGGTATTGGTGGATCTTCTCTTGCTTGGGCTCCTACTGGACTTGGAGCTACTACTGGTATTGGTACTGAACTTCTTGCAAATGAGTCTGAAGTTTATGCAGTTAACTTTGGTCCAAATTATCTTGGAATATCTACAGTTGGATTCCCGACTTATGGAAATGCTGTTTTTTGGTTTAACCTAAGTGATTCTCTTGGATATGCACAATCATTTAGAACTACAAATCCAAGAGTTACTTCAACTGTTGAAAGATTCTATGGTGAAGTTACAACTGCAGAAAACCACAATCTTGTTAACGGGGATATTATTAAGTTCTCGGCTTTACCAATACAAACTGAGACCACATCTCTTAGATATGATCCAGTTCTTGCAAAAATTACTGGACCACGACAGTCATTTGGTTACACCGATTTTACCGCTGATCTAACTCAGTTTGATATCGGCAATAGTGATTTTAAGAGTGGAGATAAAGTTGTTTATTACGCTAATGGCAATACCATCAATGGATTGGTAGATAATGAAACATATTTTGTAATTAGAGAAAATCCAAGATATATTAAACTATGTAAGTATAAGACAGACGTAGAATCTGGAACTTCTATAGTTCCAACTTCAGTATCTGTTGGCACATACTATCTTGCTAAGATAAATCCACCACTGACATTCAGTAATGGAAACAGCATAGTATTCAATGTTTCCGATCCATCACTATTGGAAATGAGATTGAATTTCTATGAGGATATTAATTTCTATAATAGCCTTGATACTACAGGAACAGTTTCCAGAGGATTCGCTATCTCTAGAAATGGTGTTCCAGGTACATCTGGTGCAACAGTAACGATTAATACAAGAAATGGATATCCAAGAAAGAGTTTCTATGGATTGACTCCAATTGTCCCATCCGATGATAGGAAAAAGTATGGCACATCAGATGTTGAAGTTGTAGGTAGAAATAGTATAACACTTAATAATATCGTTGTTGATGACTTACATTCTATTACTAGAGTTGATGATAAACAGTTCAACTTTAATCTATTAAGAAGACCTTTAGCAAATGAATTCTTCACTAATATTCTTGGAATTACAACGGTCTTCTATACAACAAATTCTCCAAATACAACTGGATCTATATCCAAAATCAAAATTAACTTCCCAGGTAAGGGATACAAAGTAGTACCTAGGGTTGCTGGATTTGCTTCTACACAAGGTAAAGATGCAGTAGTTAAGATTTCTTCCGATACTATTGGACAGGTTGATACTCTCGAAAGAGTCAAAGATGGATTTGATTATCCTACAGACCCAACACTACTTCCTTTCTTAAGTATTCCTGCTATTGTTGATGTTGGTGGTATTGCTAGAATTGGTGCGGTTGATGTTGTTGATGGCGGTGTGAATTACAGCCAACCTCCAAAGTTAGTTGTTCGTGGCAATGCTGATGTAGATTTGTCTGCTGATGTTTATGGTGGTTCTGTCAATAAGGTTAATATTCTAAAGAATTCATATGAATTTGATGAACCACTAACAATTGTACCAGTAAAAAATTCCAATGGATACGATATTGATCAAATTACTCATGTTGGTACTACTGTTACCATTGAACTTCTTCTAGATCCACAATTTAATAAACCAGTTACTGCTGGATATGCTTCTACTGCAATTAACTTCCCATTTGCAGTTGGAGATAAAATCTTTATTGAGGACTGTAGAATAACTCCCGATTCTAGAGCAAATGGAGAGTTGAATTTCAACTCGGTGGATTATGATTATTCTTTCTTCACTGTAACTGGAATTGATACTACAAATTACAGAGTAAGTTATAGTGTTGCTGGAATTGCAACAGGAACTCTTGGGGAATATGATGATGACTTTACTCTAGGTTATGTTGTTAATTATAGAGACATGGCCAAATTTGAAATGAAGTTGGCTGATGATGCGAAGTTCTTGTCTGGAGAAAAAGTTACTTCCAAAAACTTCAGTGGATATGTTGCTGAAAATGGATGGAATTCCAAACTCAGTCAACTCAGACTCAGAGACACATTTGGTACATTACTTTCTGGACAAGTTCTTACTGGAGAAGAGTCCAAATTAGCTGCAGATGTTAAGAGTGTAAACAGATTTAATGTTAGAAGTAAGGTAGGCGTAACAAGAGATAAGGTTGTTAAGAGTGATCTTAATAGTGGTATTCTGAATGACTTCTTACATAGAATTTCTGATAATGAATATTATCAAAAGTTCTCGTATTCTATCAAGAGTACTCTTCCATATGACAAGTGGAAAGAATCTGTAAGATCTATCGTTCACCCATCTGGATTTAAAGAATTCTCCGATCTAGAACTCCTCAGCGATGCAAGGACTCAAATGCGAGTTACAGCTGTTGATACAAAAGTGGATATGATTGTTAATATTGACAACAGCATATACCTTGGTAAGAGAGAAAACTTTGCGATGATTACGGAAGATGACGCTCTTCCAGATGGATCTGTTCAGAGAATATTTTTCCCAGAAGGTAGACCTATTAAGAGTTATGTTCTTAACAAGACAAATAAAGTTCTAAAATTTGATGATATATCCGTTGGATTTAATGGAACTCATGATAGAAGTGGTAACTTAGTTGGAAATACCCAATTTAGACTGTCATCGAACAATCAAAAGGTATTTAAGATTGACTTTGATGCTACTGATAGTGCAGTAGTAGATTTGGCTAATGATATTCTTACTATTCCAAATCACAACTTCCAAACAGGACAAGAACTCATTTATACCACAAATGGTGGAACAAGTATTGGAATTGCTACTACTTCCCACATAACAGGAGTTAGAGACATCGTTATGAATGTAACTACTTCTGGAACTGGTAGTAGTGCAATGTATGAAAATGGATATAATGTTGAAATACCTGGACCTGTAACTGGTGTTGGTACTACCGCCAATCCAATTGTTACCTTTAGGTGGTATGGTTTTGGTAATCCTCTTCCATCCACATCAAGCGGCATCGGAACTGGTGCAACATTCCAGGTAAAGTTCACCTATGATGGCACTGGTCAACCACTTTCTACTAATGTTGTCCTTATTGATGGTGGTTATGGATATAATGTTGGCGATACTGTAAGTATTGCTGGAACTTATGTTGGTGGTACAAATATAACAAATGATCTGTCATTCCCAGTGACTAGAGTAACTGGTACAAGAACTGGAATTGTAACAACATATAGCAATCTACCTTCAACAAATGATGGATCTGGTTCTGGTGCTATATTCAATGTCACTAGAGATGCTAATCTCGATATTGTTGATGTTCAAGTTGTTGCTGGCGGATCTGGATACGCAAGTACAAATACCATCACTATTGGTGGAACATATATTGGTGGCTCGAGTCCAACTGACGACTTGTTCATGACTCCAACTGAACTTGGTGGAACTACAATACCAGAAAGAGTATATGTACAAAAGCTCGATGATACTAAGTTTAGATTAACTGGACTATCTACATCACTAGCAATGGATTTTGTTGGATTTGGAACTGGAACCCATTCATTGAGATATTCAGATCCAGTTAAAAATGCTTTAATTTTGATTGATAATATTATTCAGACACCATTGAGTAATAAAAAACTGAGTGTCGGAATTGGATCTGCTGTTGGTGTATCAGATAGAAATATTGTTGTTTCTAGTGGAATTAGCTCTTTGTCTAAGGGCGATATCATTAAGATAGATGATGAATACGTTCAGATTGAAGCCATTGGAGATTCTACATTTGTTCAGTCAAGAACAGCAGAAGCAGAGTCTACAGTTGATAATGCATTCTACTATGATACTAATAGAATGAATTCCACAGTTACTACTGTTGACTATACTCCAGTAACTCATGACGACCACCCTCCATATTAACTATAAATAACAGAAAAACTATTTAAGTAATGGCTTTCCAAGGTATTAACACTGGTACTGCTCCAAATGATGGCACTGGGGATACCCTCCTAGAGGGAACCCTGAAAATTAATGCAAATTTTCAGGATATCTACACCATTTTTGGCGATGGATCAAATTTAGTAAGTTTTGTTTCATACGCTACTACTGCTGGATATTCTACTAATTGTGGAGTGGCTTCTACCGCTGGGTATGCTACTACTTCACGATACGTTGCTGGTAATATTGATATCAATACAAGTGGTGTCATAACTTCCACATATGCTGATGTTGGAAAAATAACCATCCAACAACCAGGAGCAATTGCTGATGGTCCTATTGAAGTTGGTTTTGCAGCAACTATGTTCAGGATCAGATCCGACGGCATGGTTGGAATTGGAACGTCATTGCCAAAATCGCAATTGGAAGTTGCCTCTTTCTCGAATGAAAGGCCAACAATTTGGTCTATTGCAAGAGGAAATGCTCACGGATTGCGAGTTTCCGATATTGACGTTACTCCATCCAAATCTTTCGTAGTCACAAAAGATTCTTATGTTGGGGTTGGTTCTACTGCTCCTAGATCTAGATTGGATGTTCGTGGTGATGTTGGTATTGTTGGAGTTACTACATTAACTGGAACAACACACTTAAATGCAGATATTACTGAAAAAGTAATTGGTAATTTCAATAGCGCTCTTACTGCCATTGGTGGAACACTAACAGTCGATGTTTCTCAGGGGTCAGTAGTTCTTGGAGGACTTACAACATCAGTATCTACCTGGAATTTCACTAATGTTACTCCATTAAATAGTAAGGCTACTACAGTTACGATTATCAATGATGCTGGAACTGCATCTACTTACGGGGATGCCTGTAAAGTAAATGGTGTTTCTATCGCTGGTGGAATAAGATGGGTTGGTGGTAATCCGCCACCATCGACAGATGCTGAAGATATTTTGACCTTCAGTATTATAAAAGACGGTACTGGATCAACTAGGGTATACTGCAGCAGCTCGCTGAATATTAGCTGAAGAGAGTAAATAAATGCCAAGAACTACGCCAGGATCTGGAGCTGTCTTTAGACCAGTCTTTGACTCTAATTATGGAGTTGAAAGGATTGAAGTTCTTAACGGTGGAACTGGATATGCCAGAACAGATCCACCAAAGATCGTTGTCAATGGTACTACTACACCAATTACTGAGGGTGTATTTTATCCAGTAGTTACTGGAGTTGGAACAATACGAGAGGTTATCGTATTTAATTCTGGATCTGGATACTTTCCAATCTTTAATAATACTGGCGGCGGAGAAATCGTTGTAAAACGAGGTTCTTTTGGATCTATTTCTTCAACCCACTCAATAGGCGTATCGTCAGTGTTTACTGGCGATTATAATATCGTTGATGATAATATTTACTTCTCGGCTCCTCCATATGGAAGACAGGGACCAGTTGGTCTTCTTACTGGATCAACTTTTAGTGGAAGGTTATTTTCCAGAAAGTTGGATCCATATCAGCCAAAAGATAAAAACGTAATTTTGGATGATATTTCTTTAGATTTTACTGGAGTTGCTGGGACACAGTTTACTCTTAGCGAGAATCTTGGTATAGTTACTTCCATTTACAATAATGTAAACAGTGGAGTTGATATTAATAACAATCCATTTGTTTTAATCAATAATATTGTTCAAACTCCTGGATTGGACTTTGAAGTTGTTAATGCTGATGATAATAAAATTAATTTCCTCAGTGGAGTTCCAAGAGCTGGTAGAATCAATAAGGTAGGTCTTCAGACTGGCGGTGGATACTATTCTCTACTTAGATCAACTGCAGAAGTTGAAGTAGATAGTAATGGATCTTTGACTGATGTTGTTCTAACTGGAAGAGGTCAAGGATATAGAAGTGTTCCAGAAATTACTATCAGAGCTTCTCAGGGTTATGGCGGTATAATAACTGCAACTCTGGGAACAAATGATGTAACTACAGTTTCTATTAGCACTGCAGTTCATAATCAATTTACTGGAATAGGGACATTTACTACAACTACCAACCATGGATATTCTGAGGGGGATAGAGTAAGAATTGTTGGAGCTGGATTTACATTTACTCCTCTAAGTGCAGTTAGAAATATTAGCAATTTTTCCTATGATTATATTACTGGAATTGCTAGTATAACTGTTTTTGGTGGTCACTATTTGGGAATTGGAGATAATCAATCGAGAAATCTTCTTGTTGAGGGAGTCCAGGTAACGGATGGAGTAAGCACTTTTACGTTAAGAGAAGATGCGTATCCAGTGGTTTCTATTGGATCAACAAATGATGTAAAAGTACTGATCGGTGTTGGCACACAACCATTGATATATTCAAGTGCTGGAACTGTTCAGGCTGGTGTTGATACAAATATTCTTGAAGGTAGAGATGTCGTTGGATTTGATATCCTCCCAGGAGTGACCTCAAATACATTTAAAGTTTATCTTGGAATCACTAGTTTTACCCACAATTATGTTACTGGTGGAGTTGTTGAGAGAACTCAAGCTGGACTTGTAACTGCCGTTACTATCTCCGCTGGTGGAACTGGGTATTATTCACCCAAATCCGTTTCTTACATTGATAATACACCATCTAACGGTATTACTACTATTACTGTTTCTGGAAAACAAATTGGTATTACTACAACAATATCGAATGTTTTTTATGATCCCACCACTGGAATAGCGACTATTCAGGGAACCAATGTGCATGGGTTGTCAGTTAATGATGTAGTTAGATTGGCTGGAATTGCTTTTAGTAGCACCTCTGGTGATGTAATATTCCCTCCTGTTGGTGAATTGAGAGACATATACTCTGTTAAGAGTATTCCAAGTACGATAGATTTCACAGTTAATATCGGCGTTGCTATGTCCGATCTAACTGGAAATAGTGGAATACATACACATCAATTGGGTACAGGTACATTTACTGAATATGAAGGACATTTAGCCAAGACTGATGATTTTGTATGGGTTTCTGGAATTGCAGTTACTTTTGCAAGCACCCCAGCAATATCAGTTTATGACGCCGTTTACGATGGTGCATCTGGTATCATTACGGTAACTACATCAACAAATCACAATTTGTCGGTTAAGGATTTCATTATTATGTCCGACCTCCAGTTGGATGATGGGGTTGGTATTGTAACCTTCCCACTATCAACTGATCCATATTATGATGGAACCAAGGTATTGACTGTAGGAACCTCTACCGTTTTCAGTGCCTTTGTTGGAATTTCTACGGTTTCATATACGCACGATTCTGGTGGAACTATACAATATGCTAAGAGAATAGCCTCTCATACAGAGGAGGGTTATTCTGGATTTGATATTCTTGAAGCAATAGATGGTGCGAATATTCGTGTCTTTGCTGGACTAACAACCGAATATTATACCTACACCAGAGGTGGTGTTATAAAGAAACCAATTTATGTTGATATAACACAACCAGATCCATATTTCAATAGAGACCTAGAATATATTTCTGGGACAAGTGGAATTGGAACAAATGCTGTTATTGATTTTAAAATTAACATTGATGGAGAAGTTAGGGAATTTGATCTAACAGAAGAAGGAGTAGCTTATAAGGTCGGTGATTATCTAACAGTTAGTGGCATATCTACAGATCCTAGAGTTGGCGTCGTTACTGAATTTAGAATTAATGTAACTGAACTTGATAATGATAAGTTTTCTGCGTTCTACTTCGGACAGTTTGTTCTTTTTGACAATATTTCGGACTTCTTTGATGGAGAACGTAAAAAGTTTACCCTATCTGTAACTAGTGGAGGAACCACAGAGATTCTTAGCCTTAAGACAGTCTCTGGTAGTGACATGGATGTTACTAATAACATCTTTATCTACATTAACGATATTTTGCAGACACCAGGCGAATCTTATGTGTTCAAGGGAAGTAGAGTTATCTTTAGTGAAGCTCCAAAACCTGGATCTAAGTGTTCTGTCTTCTATTACAGAGGATCTGCAAAAGACGTTGAAATTATTGAACCACCTTTAACAGTAAAACCAGGAGATGTTCTTCAAATTAAAGAGAACAAAAATAATCCATTTGATATTGATCAATTTGAAAGAACTGGCAAGAGAATCGTTGCATCTGATGTATTAGAAACATTTACTTATGACAGTATCGGTATTGATACCAATCAAACTGCAGAAAGACCCCTGTCTTGGGAAAAACAAAGGAGAGACAAGATTGTTTCTGGTACTCTAATTTCAAAAGCAAGACCAAGTTTAAAAGGTAGAGTCATACCAACTACAAGAATTATTAAAAATGTAGGTGAGAGCGATAATGTAATTTACGTCGAAAATGCTTTCCCAACATTTTCTGATATTGACTTGCTTACTCAAGCTGAAAGAAACGCTGTGATTTTTGAAGATCTTGAGATAAGATCTGGTATTTTGAGTACAAAAGTTTCTACATCATCAAGTATTTCAGAAATATCAATTATTAGTGGTGGTTCTGGATATCTCAACATTACGTCTCCTGAGGTTTCTATATCGGAGTCATTGATTGAAAGAAAGGATCCAATCTCTGATTGGAAATACAATGCAATTGTTGGTGTAACAAGTACATTTAAATGGAAAGCAATCAGTCAATCACTACCCATTGTTGCCGTTGGTGAAAGTAGTCAGTACATTAATACTAAGAGTGCAACATTCTGGGAAAGAGGTAACATTGGATATGGTGGAACTATAACCTTTAATGCCGTTGGTGTTGGATATAGTTTCTTCTACCCAAATAAACAACACGTTGTTGTTGCTGGTGAATATGGAAAAGTATCGACAACAGTCGCTATTGGAAATAGTTTGGCTCCTTTCCAAGATGTAATATTGAAAGAAGTTAGACAAGTTCCAGCCATCAGGTCAAGTGTTACCTATGACAGTGAATACCAAGGAACGTTCAATGATGTAATCTATGAAGGATCTACAGATACTTGGGTGACGGTTGGTACTGGTGGATCAATCTTTGTCGCTACTGGAATTGGTTCGACAGCATTCTTTAGTGAATTTTCTGGTGTTCTAGAAACACTTAACTCCGTAGTTTATGCACAGAACGAGTATATTGCTGTTGGAAATGGTGGTGCTATTGTTGCTTCAAATGATGGCAGAATTTGGTCACCAAAGAATAGTAACACCTTTAACAATATTAGAGATATTATATATGATGGATCTAGATTTATCTATGTTGGAGATAGTGGAACTATAGGTATATCCACAGATAAGAACTTCTGGCAGCCATGGAGTCAACAATTACCAGCTGGAACAATTTCACCAGCGACATTTAACTTCAAATCCATTAAGTTTATAGATGGTTTCTATGTTGGTATAACTACGGTTGGAGAACTATATTATTCATTCGATCTTGCGAATTGGAATGAAAGAGTAATTAATCATTCAAATGAGATTTTAGATCTAACTGAAACTAACTTTGGACCTAATGGCGATTTGAGAGTTATTGCAGTTGGATCTGGAACAACAGTAATATATGCAGATCCAGTTACCAATAGAGCAACCGCAACTGCTTCTGTTACTGCTGGTGTTATAACAAGTATTACTATTACAAATGGTGGATTTGGATATAGAGTTGGATCTAACCCTCCTGCTATTGTAGAATCCGACATAACTAAGTCGGAAGATATTCTGTCCTTTAGAACTGAAGGTGACTTCGGAGTTATTGTCGGTGTCAATACCTTTGTTCCTGGAATTGGATTTAGTGTTCCACCTAGACTTGAATTTACATTGAAATCTGACTTCAATGATAATACTAACCTTGGATATGGTTACTCTTCGTTGAACTTGCTTGGAGTTGATTATTCTCAACTTCAAAAAGATGATTATTTTGTAATTTATGATAGTCCACTTGTTGTTGGACATGCTCTCACTGGTATTACCACTGCTATCGGTGGATATGCAAATTATCCAGCAAATAAAGTTGGAATTATTTCTGCTGGTGAATATCTTGGCGGAGTGTTTAGAGTAGAAAAAGTTACTAGTCCTGATATTATTTCTGGACTTGTAACAGTCACTTGTGCCTTCCAACCAGGACCAAATAACAATAGTGATATTCAAGTTGGAGTTGGAACCACAGCTACTATTGATACCTTCTGGGGTAAATATAGTTGGGGTAAGATCTATGGATATCAAAATAGAAGTCAGGGACTTCCAAAGGCATTCTTTGTAAATCCTGATGCGGGATTAGTAGGACTATCTACAGCTGCAATGGTATCCAGACAAAAACCATTAACATAAGACCACTAAATAAAGAAAAAACTAGTTACAATGCCTGCTATTATATCGGAACAATTTAGGATTCTCAATGCAGAAACTTTTGTAAAAAGTTTCGTTGGTGTTGGCTCTACTGTAAACAAATATTATGCATTTATTGGTCTACCTAATTCAGTAGAACCAAAAGCTGGTGGTACTCCAGACTGGTCCTCCAACACCCCTGCACCTTTAGATGGGTTTGAGGAGGAATACTCCATTAAGGAGTCAATCATTGCTATGAAAAAAATTACTGACAAGGATGTTAGAAGACTTGTCAGAAAGGTCGAGTGGGTTGCTGGTACTACATATGAGATGTATCGTCACGATTACAACATATATAATTTAACTCCGATTACTAGTCAAGCTAGTTTGTATGAAGCAAACTATTACGTAGTTAACGAAGATTTAAAAGTATACATTTGTCTTCAAAATGGATCAGATCCAGAGAACCCCAAGGGGCGCCCATCATATGACCAACCCACATTTATTGACCTTGAGCCAAGAGCAGCTGGTACTAGTGGCGATGGTTATGTTTGGAAATATCTTTACACGATCAAACCATCGGAAATCGTAAAGTTTGATTCCATTGAATATATTCCCGTTCCTGAGAACTGGGGCATGGATGGGGAATCTGTTGCGACTA